CCCTTGTATTTACCCTCGCCCGGTACAATTTCTCTTATGTGAACATCGTAGTCTTCTGTGACTTTTGCCTTCTTCGGCGTATTCTCGTTCAGGTTGTATACTGCCACACCCTCGCGCGTCATAGGGTGCTGCTTACCAATAATGTCTTTTAGCAGCTGAGTCTTCTGTTCCGGTGTCACAGCCAGTGGTGCCATCTTCAGTTGCGGTACAATACTAGTGACACGTTTCAACAACTCGAGTTTTTCCTTATACGGTTTGTTGGAAACGTCACGACCCTGATAACGGAGTATGTTGTATACTACACTATCCAAAGGTCCCTGCTTCTGCAATTCTCGAGAACGCCACACATTGCTAAGCAACCTTGCTGACGTTTCGGCACTGGGAAGGACTGTACCGTGATGATCACGCGCAAACACTTCTCCCAACAACACAGTATGACCCTTAAGCCCTTTCGGTACAATGGTCTTATAGTATGGTAGACGGTACGAATGATCAATCAGCTTGGCATCGCTTTTCACGGAAGGACGGTATGAGTAGGTCTCAATGGGCTTACCAGCCTTCAGGACGAATGCATTCAGGGCTCCATCGATCTTGGGACTCCAGATTTCATCCGGCTTGTTTGGATCCAGAGACGCGATTGCCAGAGATTTGTAACTGGGTTTTGTACTGGGTACTTCGGGACGAGTTTTACGAGTCGGTGTTGTGTTTGTAAACAGGTAATCATCACCACCAGTATGTATCAACGCGTAGCGTTCAGTATCTCCATTGGTCTTGTATACATTGAATGTAAGATGTTCTGGATCTGCCTTGGTGAGTTCGATTTTATCCTGGTCAAAAAGCTTGACTGTACCTGCACCATAACCTGATTCAATACGTCCCGACCATGTAGAGTATTCAGCAGTGTGTACCGGCTGCAGCTTGGCAAGTACACGATCACCAGGATTTGTTGGAAGGTATCGAGTAGCCCAGGAATATGCTTTGCCCGTTTTGTCATCCACGATACGAAGATCGTAATGCGCACCAGCAACATTCGCTTGATGCTTCTGGATAGCCATGCGCCATATCTCTGGCGAAGAGATACGAGGTATTTCTTTGTTTGTTTTAGATGGCAATCCCGGTGCGAATTCTTCCATTATGCTGTCGTCTTTATAAATTTATGATATATACTAATAGCACCACGCAGTGTTGGACGAGCCTGATAAGCTCTATGAGTGTTTGTAACATATGTGGTTTTACCTGTTAATTTATTCACACTCTTCCACACGGCGGGTGTTGGTTCTCCATTAGGTCCGTGATGCCATACAGCATCTGCGGCCATTACCTGTGCACGTTCCAGCATTGTTAAAGGCCGTTTGTTGCGTTTTAGTTCTGCAAAATTAGAAGCCATTATATGCTTCTCCCAAAAGTAATATTTTTCTGTATCCGCACTTCCTGGTTACGAAATGCCCAGCACTCTCTAGTATCGTCTATGAAAACTATCCAGATCAAATCATGTTCCTGTGAATAATCGACTACTATATGAGCATAACCCTTTCCCTTAGGAGTCTCCAACGGAATAGGGGGATTCAGTTGTAAATGCATTAGTGTTTTACTGTACCGGCTGCAACTGCGTTTGCAATGCGTGCCTTTTTGCCAGCTGAATATTCAGGGTGTTCTTCCTTCAACGCATGAAACACTTCTTTGGCTTTCTTTGGACGATCTTGTTTTTCAAATGCCTTGGCAATCTTTGCCATTATGGCATCTGCTTTTACACTACCCATTTTGTCCACTCCTATTGTTTGTCGTGCTGCACCAATGGCAGTAACTGGTTTCCAACTACCCGTCGGTTGACGTTTCAATGTTTTTGGATCATCGGCCAGTAATCTCTTTTCCTCTACCATAACAGCTCCTCTATTTTCCTGAATATATCCTGCATATCGAACTCATCGCCACAGCTATTCACAGGACTTACACAACCTGCTATCATGCCCGGGCTTTCCGCATGCACACACTTAAAACACGGCGAGCACTTGATTGTGCTCTGCGATACGCGCCATTGGTCCTGTGGATATAATTGGCACAACCTCTTGTCAGCCACACTCAACAAACCTACTGTTTTGGTGCCGGCTGCCAGTGATACATTGAAGGGACCGCCGTCGATACATATATTCAATCGGGAGCCCGCCATATCCAGTAGCCAGCGCCGATCGAAATACGGGTACATGCTGTTTAGAAACGTACCGTCAAATACATTAGCCCACGGATATCGATTATTGTCGAAAATTGCAGGTGACGTACGTACACGCAATCCTTTGCCCAACAAAAATTCAACTAATGCTCTTGCCAGTTTTGGATCCAAAGTCTTCTGCTTTACATTAGTATAAGGAAATACTTGGACATACTCAAGAGCTCTCTTTATCTCGATAAACTCCAATTCTTCATCACTAAAAGCCAGCCCTGGGCCAAACTGTCCTGTCAAATCGATGCCCGTAAATTCCTTGACTCGCCCGATAATTAAGTCAGCAGGTACAGTCTTTTCTTCTTCAAAATACGCAGGAATGATTGCATCCACTTTAGTCCCGTCCTCGTAGTCCAAGATGCCTGTATTTTCATATATACTGCTAGGCGTGGCATTCGTGTATACTGTATGCCCTTGTGCATGTAACAAACGCAGAACCGGTAATACGTTTACTTTGTCTCCGGCGCCGTTTATATCTCGAAAGAATATCTTCATTATATCCCAATGACCTCCAGAGCTTTAGTGCCTATAATGCGTATTTGGCACAAAGCATTTGATTTGTCTGATTGGTCTATCGCATCTGGGGCATCGTAATCAAATCCATCGTCTTCGAGGGCAGCATCCAGAATCTGCAGATTATTCGCTCTGTAGATGCGCAGCAGATCATCCCAAATATGATAATGATCTTTGCGTCCGGACACGTCCGGACGTTTGACAGTTAGGGAAAACGTAGCTTTGTGGTCCAAATTAAAGACCGAAGGCCAATGTTCATGCTCGTACAATTTCCAGTCTGGTACAGTGATAAACAGAATGCCTCCGGGTTTCAACACTCGACTCCAGTGATGTATTGCCAGTGGTATGTCCTTCATGTGCTCCAAACAATGTGAAGAGTAAACAAAATCATACGTCCTGTCTTCGATGATAGATAAATAATTGGCGTTGCCTTCGTTAGTATCATAGGGTGTTACATTGCCATATGGCGTATCAAGTATATCATCGCCGGCCCCTATATCAAGTCCTTCTCCAACGAGGTACTTTAGGAAATGGTTATTACGTTCGCGAATTTCTTTCGACTTACTGGTTTCATGTGCCATGGTAATATGATATGGTTAGGGTGTAAAATTTACCGCTTTATCGCCGCCGGGGCCATTCTGTGCATGAACCCCGTCATTCCATCCGATATGATCTACATAGCTTTTCTTAGTACACAACAGTACCAAATTTCTAGAGTGGGCAACTTCACAATACTTCCAATCCCAGTCATGATCGGGGATTACTTTGATTATGTCACCTCGAATAAGAGTAGCAAGGCCCCCGATAGTAGGCTTAATATAGAGTTCTGGATTATAGTCTTCGCTGGGAGCATGCCGTGATGCATTAAACAACGACACTGCCCCCAACTTGTCTTTGTACAATGGGCGGAATATTCGGCTGAGTTCTGTATACCAATCTTTTCGGAATACAGCGTCACTGTCAAAGTTAAATATGAATTCATCTCCCGTCATCTCAACGGTTTCCCGTAAGGCAGCCATTACATTAGCATTGCATCCCATATTATGGGGGCGCTTTTTAATGACTGTTCTGTATGGTACAGATGCGGCAAATTCCTGCAGCATACGATCCACTTCTATAGCCGACGCATCATCATACACATACAAGGTGATATCGTCGGGTAATTGTGAAGCTGTAATGCTGTCTAGTGTTTGTCGAAGAAGATGTGTACGATTATGCGTGGTAAGGCAAAGAGTCTTTATGTCCGACATAGATACTTATGGTTTTGCGGTGAAGTCTACTGGCAGTTGGTATATGACATCTGCATGTTCGACCTGGCGAAGTTGTGCAATTTGTGCTATGGTGTGCACCGATTTTTGTGTTGCCCCCACGTTTTGTACCAACCAACGACGGAACAATCTATCAACTACAACGTCTTTTGGGTTTAATGGGGGGTTGGATTTCATGTATAACACGGCATCTTGATCCTGCCATGAACTGAAGAGCTGGTGTATTTCCCGCGTCGGGCGCTCGTTGAATTGCCCGCGAGCTGGTATAGGGCTGTAGTATCCGTTAAGGTAGCCTGTGCCGTAGCATGTGGTACAATCACTTCTGGTTGTGCGCTGCAATGTAGGCTCATAGCACACTGGACATACCGTACCGTAGGCACGGCGTTTGAAAACATAAAACGTTTGGCCAGAGTGTAAGTTAAGCACCAGTGCCCGACGTCTTTCTATTTCACGTGCGTATTTATCCTCTTCAACATTGATGCCGTAGGGATCGCTTACATAAATACCCTGCCCGGACATGCCACTTACAATAATACGATAGAAATAGTCGACATATTTATCCGTAATACCTGATACACTCGTATCCTCATAATAAGCGGTAGTAGATGGATCGATACCCGATGTCAATACATCATACAGGCTGAGATCACTTTCCGGCGCCTGTGCCTGTAATACACTAAGACGATAATCTGAAAAGCTTTCAGTGCTGGACTGAAATTTCCAAGTCACCGTTATAGATGCCGTGGACAGTTGTGCTGTTTCTATAGAAAGTAGTTTAATCATGCTTACCCGTAGTAGTAATCCCAACCCATTGGTGAGTTCACTCCACCATAGACACTCTCGATATTGGAACGCACCTTAAGTGCCTGTACCTGCCGTTCATACTTATTGGCAAGAACATTGAAGTAGTTTAGATAGCGGCCCCATTTATCCATTTCTGTTACATTTACACCGCCCGCATCGGAGTAGGTTATAGCATTACGTGAAGATATGACACCTTTGATAGTTAGAAGTTGTAGCAAAGCACCGGTTCTCAACATGGACCAGCTCACACGTCCCTGATCCACACCCGGTATAACAGCAACATCTTCGAGCGCAAACATTGTTTTAGGTTCATATGCAAAGTTGATTTCGGTCAGGGCTTGTTGAATAAAATCGATCAACTCATCATCAGTAGATTCGATCGCCCTGTCCAATGTGTTCAGCTGTGGACTATCATTTAGATAACGTCGAAAATTTGTTGCCGCTTCCGCATATGTTGAAAATGCCATTTTTACTCCTTAGTGCACATGTAATACATGTGGCCCAGTAAATAACTTTCCAATCTCCAGAGCATATTTTTCACCAGAATCAAATGTGATATGTATGTCATAAGAGTAAGTCTCGTTGCCATCCATCATTAATGAATCAGAGGGCAGTGCTATAAAATCGAGTGAAGCAGTTCCATCATCATAGTTGTTTACCGCGCCTGATGTAGAACCTTCCGGATTTATAGATAGCAGAAATGCAGCATCACTATCGGAATCAGTCTCGTCTTTTTTTACTGTCCAGAAGGCTTCGGTGATCAGCTGACCGCCAGGTACATTCTCTACAGTGCGTGATAACTTGTACGTATCACCGATAGTAAAATCATCTATATAACGATAAAGAGCCATTCATTACTCCTCAGTCAAGCTTTCAGGGCCGGTGTTGGTCGAGGGTACATATACTAACTTGCCGCCAGACATACCAAACCCTTCCCCACCCAAATTGACTATTGGAACATAGACTTCCTTATGTACCTCTTCTGTTGAAGGTTTGAGTTGTCGAGAGGTGAGTAAACCACCATATGGCGTTGTACCAAAAATAGATGCACCGAACATGGTATATTATACGTATTTCTTATGCGATAGTCAAGCCCGAAACACAAAAGGCGACTATTGCTAGCCGCCTTGTGTTATTAATGATACTCCGATAACGGGTTATTGAGAAGCAATGACCAGCGCCACCGAATTCGTGTTTCCAATGCCCATACCAATCATTTCATAGCATGACCATTTGATAAGATTACGTTTCTTTTCAACCCAGAACTTGGTGTCTTCGAGAATGAAGAACTTACCCAGGAACTCTTGAGCTGCGAATGCGTATACATAGTGTTCAGGAACCAGGTCGCCCTTGTTCGTTACAACTAGTTTCTTACCAAGTAGTGTTTCATACTTGAAACCATTGATGTACTGCTCACCGGCCACGCCAGAACCGATCGTGGTAGCAGGCAGAATAGCAAACTTGTTAAAGTCTGCTTGGTTCATAAGAATGAGATCTGTTTTCAACACGTTTGTACCGGTTCCTGCGTTTTCCAGCAAGTTGAATAACTTCACAAACATTGCCAGTTCGATTGTACCGGAAACAGTCGGTGTGTAGGTCGTAGACTTGCCACTTGTTGCGATAGCCGCTGTAATGGCTGTCATGAAAGCGGTGTCTTCGATTTTTTGAATGTCTTTTACAGAGTTACGTTCGATAATTTCCGTTACAGGCATTTCATAAGCCAGCAACTCTTCTTCGGTCTTCTGAAATTCTTCGGAACTAACCGTGAAGAAGGAAATCTCAAAACGCTGCCCTTCAACATAACGAACCGTTGGGTTACCACGAAGGGTAATCTGCATCGCTGCTGAATCTGGTTCGATGTCGACAATTTTTACAAGCTGATCGTGTTGGATCGAGCGTTGTAGATCCGCTTTCGTTACATAAAGTGGGTTGATGATCTTGCGAGCAAAACCAACTTCACGCAGCTTACTACGGATAAATGCAGAAGTCGATGCTTCGACTGCTGTCTTTTCGTGCTCATCATTCAATTTCTGGATGAAGAGCTCATTCACTGTTCGTGGATTCATATTTTCCATGGGCTCTTCTCCTTATAGCACGTAAATGTCAATTACTGTAAGCGTGTTGCCTAGGTAGTTAGTTGAATAAGGGGCCTTCACACAATACGCAACTACGTTTGTGGTCGAGCCTTCAACTGCATTCGCTAACTTACCGTTTGCTCCTGTTTTCAGAGGACCAACCGCAGTCACTGAAGTGTACTGGTCCGTACGTGCGAAGTACTTACCTGCTAAAACGGTAACTTTCTTCGAATTTGTCACGTCTGGTGTCCAGCCCAAAACAGACTGATCGCGGGCGGATTCGTTAAACACTGGCCAAGCCAATTCTGTCGAAGTACCTGTCGTGCGAACTGCTTTCGATGAAGAGTTCAGGGTTACCCATGTTCCGGACACACCACTGGCCAATACATCATTAGCAGTATCATCAACGTCAAGTTCTTTGCGAAGCAGAAGGCTTAAATCGGAAAGAATTTGAAACATTGTTTAGTTCTCCTTGTTTAGCTAAATAAATAATCAAGCAGCGGATTTGAACTGTATTCCGGCTGATCCGACAAAGTCCCGAATGAGGAAGTCATACTTGAACGAAACATCTCTGCTGCCTTCTCCATTATCTGTAACTCTGCTACCGGTTTTGTTCTTAGCTCGCTTAACTTCTGCAAAACACTTTCAGCAAGCAATTCATCATTTTCAATTAGCTTGCGCACAATCTGTTCAGCAATTTTATTACGGGTTTGTTCTTCGTGCAGCTCCCGAATTTCATTTTGTTGCTCTCGAAGAATTTGAGCAGCCTGTTTAAGCATTGCTTTTTTGTCCATAGGCTTTCTCCATTACTTCGATCGCTACTGCGGCTCGTGCTAAATCATCTAGCAGAGTATCCTCTTCGGCTAACGCTTCGAGGACCTCTGCTAGCTTTTCAACCTCTTGTTCCTTCTCAGCATCACTGGGTTCTGGTATAGCGCGAGCCGGCTGTGTGCTGACAATTTCCTCGAGTTTCAACTTAGTTATCTCCGCCCGATTTCTTCGACATGCGGCCAGCCGCAAAAGCTGCTGTGGGAACTGCTGCTGCAACGCCTGCTGCTGCCGCCGGGTGTTTAATTGCGGCACCTGTTGCTTGAAGAATTTTCATCTTTCCCTGATTAGCCAAACGGGCACCTCTGTTTTGTATCCACTTACCCGCAGCTTCTAGGTTTACTGCTTCTTTAGAAAACTCTTTCACTTCTTCAAGTGATGTAAATTCAGTACCAGCAACCTTATTCAGTTCATCAAGGAATGCGTGCTCGACAATTGCCTGGGCTTCTTTGGAAAATTCGTCTTCGAGATCCAGCTCATAAAGCGTAGAGGCAAGTTTTTCAACTGTAGCATCATTGAATTCCCCACCATCCTGCGTTAGAAGATCTCTAGAAACTTTCACATACTCGCCAATCAGTTCCTTTGCCTCGGCTTGCTTTTCCTGTATATCCGAAATCACGATGTCACGCTCAATCAGCTTATCAGCTAGAGCGATCACATCGTTCTTGTCGTAATTATTTGGAAATTCAGCATTCAGGAGTTCCGTTGCCAATGCTGCATATTTGTCCAAAAGCTCGACACGTTCTGCAATCATTTCTTTGGTCGCTACCTCTGTTGCCTCTTTTACCAATCCATTGTATACGTCGATAAGAAGTGCCATTAGTCGGTCTCCTTATGCGAAGTATCTGTCATAGAGTGCTGTGATAATTTCTGCGTCTGCCTTCTTAACATCAGCTGCAACTGGATGTTCGTCGGGTGCGATTGGTTGTGTTGCCGCTACTGGAGTATCATTTTCATGAATTACACCGGCGGGATTAACCTTTGCTTCTCCACCCAACGTAAGTTTCTTTATGATCGATTCAACCTTTGCAGTATCGGCTTCATGAACCTCAGCATTCGAAACTTGTACTGCCGGATTTTCAGGTACTGCCGCTGTATTCGGGGTAAGTTCCGATACACCGACTGCCAGCTTTTGGATCTCATCCATGAACGAGTGGGCGAATACACGTCCTTGTTCATCTAGAGAAGCTGCTAGTTTCCGTAGTTCCACTAATTCGTTGTCTTGGTTTTCAACAGTGGGTGCTGCTGCGGTCTTTTCAACTACTTTTGGCTCCGCTACTGGTGTAAGTCCACCTTCGAGATCGGCAATAATTTGTTCTAACGTATTTGCCATTTATTTGTTTCTCCTTTGTTCGTAAAGAACTATTGTACTATAGGTAAATTTTGATTAAATGTCAATAGGCCTGTTAACTATGGCGTTTACAACTTCTTCGGGCCCCACGAACACCTTTTTATCGTATTCAACGGCTTCCCAAATATCCCATTGTTTATCACGCAAATAGCCTATATTTTTTACTAAATTTTTGTTTTGCTTGTACCCAAATATTCTTGGGTCAGATCGCCCCCAAACAACCACCCCTGGCTTATTCTCCGACGCCGCCAAATGAGGAAAGAAATTATCCACTGATGCCCAGGTATAGCACACTTGTATTGCCTTACGTAACTCTTTCAACGACTTATCAAACAAGAACTCATCCACATTTTGCAGATGTGCTTCATTGCCACGACCTGTCTGTGTTATCAGGAATCCTTTCCGTTTTAACATGTCTATAACCTCTTGCCAGTACGGATAATTCTTAGGATTACGTTTACCATTTCTAAGTGTCTGGGAGTAAGGACTTATGATGATTGTATTCATGCAAACATCTCCTTGTAAGCAGCTGCTAAAGGTTTCTTCCAATTACGATCCCAACAGAATTTATAGATATTCTGCTCATCAACAGCAGACTTACCCATAATAGCCTCGGCCTCGGCAATTGATATCAATGGCAACCCATCATCTTCAAATACTTCGGGATAACATACTGCTAAAACCAATCGATGGTCTTTATATTTGCGCCTTACATCTTCCAATACTGAGCGAAAGGCTAGATGATCTCCAAGCCCGCTATTGAGGCAGATAATTTTTGTCTCACGAGGATGTACTCCCCAATCCTTTAACTTTTG